AGCGGGGCAGCTTTGTTTCACTTGTAGTCAAACCAGAAAAATGCATAAAACAGGAAACTACGGTAATCCCGAATGGACTAGGTATGGCCAGGAGTAGAAAGAAATACAAGAACGAAAAGTGCGTGGCATGTGGAGCAAGAACAAATTATTCAAAGGAAGATCCTATTGACTACAGATATGGTTATGTAGAAGGTGAAGGACAATTCTGTTTCAAGTGTAGTTACTTCGGAACAACAACTAAAGGGAATTAATAAAAAATGGCTAATGTTTTTCATTTGGCAATTCCAGCAGGTGATTTACATAATGCAATTCATTTTTACTGTAATGTACTAGGATGTACAAAAGGTAATTCAGAAATCAAACCACCTGATGCATGGTGTGATATAAATTTTTGGGGTAATGAACTTACTCTTCATGCTTCAAGTTGGCATAAACAAACAGGTGAACGACATAATGTGGATATGGGTGCTGTATTAGTACCACATTTTGGTGTGCATTTAGAAGCAAATGAGTTCAAAGACCTTAAAGAAAAATTGTTACAAGAGAATGTAGAGTTTGTCGATAAACCTTACATACGTTTTGAAGGTGATGTTTTGGAACAAGAAACGATGTTTATTAAAGATCCGAATGGGAATATTTTAGAGCTTAAAACAATGGTAAATCCTGACGCTCTATTTGGAGAGAAATAAAATGTGTCCGATTTGTTGGATTAATGGAATACTTTTCTTATTGTTTGGTGCATCTGCTCTTTCTTTTGGAACAGAATGGTATATTCTAATACCTTCTTTTGTATTACTTGCTTATGGTGGTTATAAGATATGGGATGGTATTAAAAAAGGTAAGAATTTTACAGTTGAACAAAAGACCAATAATAAGAAAACAATAACGAGGTTTGTTATTGGCGTTGCAATAGGATTGTATACAGGAATTGCAGTCATGTATGCTTTGTCTGGTGCAGAACATAAACGGATGCATGACTTATTAGAACAACATGGAATTGAAGAACATGAACATTATTAAGGAGAAATTATGTTACCATTAGCAGGACTATTATTTAATGTTATTTCTAGCCTTGTCGTAGACAAAGCAACAGATTTAGCAACTGAACATGTGGAAAATATGTTAGAAGATATCCTTCCAGATAGTGCTAAAAAAGAATTGGATAAAATCATAAAAGAAGATTCACACCATACTTTTGACAATGCAAAAGATGCATTGATGGGTGCGGTTGAAGGCAAACTACCTATTCTTAAGGCAGATGGAACACTTAAACCAATAGAAATATCATTTAAAGTTACGTATGATCCCACATCCGGATCAGTTGACATAGAAAAAGAATAAGGAAATTATGGCTGATATAATAAGAGTATCAAAGAATTTTGCTCTATCAGAAATGGTGAAGAGTGCCACAGCAGAAAGATTGCGCGTAGATAATTCGCCAAGTTCAATACATCTTGTGAATCTAACACATCTCGCAATTCATATTTTGCAGCCGGTAAGAGATCAGTTTGGAGTTATTACAATTAATTCAGGATACAGAAGCCCTGCATTAAATGCCAAGGTAGGTGGATCTAAGACAAGTCAGCATTGTAATGGACAGGCCGCAGATTTTGAAAGTTTTTCAACACCAAATCCAGACTTAGCTAAATGGATTACTAAGAATTTGGATTTTGATCAAATTATTTTAGAGTTTTATGATGGTAAAGACCCTAACAGCGGTTGGGTTCATTGTAGTTATAATCTTATGGGGAATCGTAGGAAAATACTCACTGCACTTAAAACAAAAAGTGGCGTGGTATATAAAAATGGATTCGTATCTAAATAAAATACAAGAATTTGGAATTAAATGTTATCTCCAAGTTCTATTTACTGTTGGTGCCTTTATGTCTACTCGCTCATGGGTTGACAAACACATAAAAGTGTGTTATAATAGATTAGATGAAATTAATAGTGATTATGATAAACAAACCCGAACCAACTGGTATCCTAAAAAATAAATGTCCAAATTTTATACTAGTGTAGTATGTCTTGGTGATTACATCTTTGAGAGAGGCATCGAAGACGGCCTTCCTTTTAATGAAAAACAAGAGTTCAAGCCTACCTTATATATTCCTACCACAACTAAAACAGATTGGAAAACCCTAGAGGGTGATCCAGTCGGTCCTGTCCAATGGGGATCTATCAAAGAAACCCGTGCAGCAATGAAGAAGTATGACGGCGTAGATAATATGAAAATCTATGGTCATACTAATTATAATTATTCCTTTATTGCAGAGACTTATCCTGAACCAATAGATTACAATTTTGAACACATCAAGATAATGTTTCTTGATATTGAAGTCGGTTCAGAACACGGTTTTCCAAATCCTGAATCCGCTGTTGAAGAAGTAACAGCAATCACGATTAAAATAGATGATGATATTCAAGTTTGGGGATGTTCCGAATTTAAGAATGGCCAAGACAATATTACGTACAATAAATGTGGTGATGAACGACAATTACTAGAGCAGTTTGTCATGTATTGGCAACAAAATTGTCCTCATGTAATTTCTGGTTGGAATACAAAAACTTTTGATACTCCATATTTGGTTAATCGGATTCGTGGAGAATTGGGAGAAACCTGGGTTAAGAAACTTTCGCCGTGGGGATTTGTAAAGGAACAAAAGATTTTCGGTATGGGCGGTAAAGAAGTTCAGACATATGAAATATATGGTGTGTCTGAAATTGATTACATGGATGCCTATAAGAAATTCACTTATACTAATCAAGAATCTTATAGGTTAGATCATATCGCCTATGTTGAATTAGAAGAAAATAAATTAGATTATTCTGAAGTAAATTCATTACACGAATTGTATAGAACAGATTATCAAAAGTTTATCGAATACAATATTCAAGATGTACTGTTAGTTGATCGTCTTGAAAATAAGATGAAACTTTTAGAGATGATTATTTCTCTGGCATATTTGTCAAAGTGTAATTATTCAGATGTATTTGCACAGACAAGAATGTGGGATTGTATTATCTACAATCATCTTTTGAGAGAAAAAGTTGTAATTCCTCAAAAAAGAAAAGAACGTAAAGGTGAGGCCTATGAAGGTGCTTATGTAAAGGTACCACAAAAAGGTAGACATAATTGGATAGTCAGTTTTGATTTGAACTCACTATATCCACATTTGATTATGCAATACAACATTTCTCCAGAAACTATTCTTGGTACATGGCAAGATGATATTGGTGTAGAAGGATTATTGAATAAAGAATTTGATACAAGTATTTGGAAAGAAAAGGATATAACGGTTACTCCGAATGGGTCAGTTTATCGTAGAGATAAACAGGGGTTTCTTCCTAAATTAATGGAAAATATGTATGATGATAGAGTCAAATACAAGAAGTTGATGATAGAAGAACAGAAAAAGGGAAGAAACGCTGACCCAAATAAATTGTCACAATATTACAATTATCAACAAAATCTAAAGATAGCACTTAATTCTGCTTATGGAGCTATGGGAAATCAATGGTTTCGTTATTATGATGAACGAAATGCTGAAGCCGTTTCTGTTGCCGGTCAATTATCTGTTCAATGGGCAGAAAATGCGGTGAATAGTTACTTAAACACTACATTGGGTACTGTGAATAAGGATTATATTGTTGCTATGGATACTGATTCTTTATATGTTTGTCTTGATAGTCTTGTTTCTAAAGTTGGTCTTACCGATAATGAAAAAATTGTTAACTTCTTGGACAAAGCCTGTAGTAGAATTGAAGGAGTAATTGAAGAGTCGTACAAAGAATTAGCCGAGTATGTAAATGCCTATCAACAAAAGATGGTCATGAAACGAGAAGTAATCGCTGATACAGGTATCTGGACAGCTAAGAAACATTATATTCTGAACGTTCATGACTCTGAGGGGGTTCGATACGAAGAACCAAAACTAAAGATTGTAGGTATTGAAGCAATTAAGAGTTCTACACCACAAGCATGTAGAGAATCATTGAAAGCGATTTTCAATATTATTATTTCAGGTACAGAGGATGATGTAATTAGTTACATTGAAGTATTCAAGAAAAAGTTTTTTGGATTAAATATGGAAAATATCGCATTTCCACGATCTGTCAATGGACTTAAAAAGTATAAAGATCCTGCCGCAGTTTATAAGAAAGGTACACCAATTCATGTTAAGGGTTCATTGATCTATAATCACATGCTCAGAACCAAGAAACTAACAAGGAAATATCCTATTATACAAGAAGGGGAAAAGGTTAAATTTGTTTATCTCAAAGATCCGAATCCGGCGGGAGATAAAGTAATTTCTATATTAGATAATTTACCAAAGGAGTTTGAATTGGAAAAATATATAGATTATGATACACAATTTGAAAAAGCATTTGTCGAGCCATTAAAAGGTGTATTAGATGTAATTGGCTGGGATACTGAACGGCGTTCAAGTCTTAATGATTTTTTTAGTTAAGGGGGTAATATGGCAGGAAGTATAATGGTAAGGTATGCACAAAAGACATACAAACAACAAAGAGCAGAAGAACTAAATTCTGCGGTATTCAAAAATTTAACTCATTCTGTAGATATTATTCCAGAGTCAATATCCATTATGACTTTTAGTACTCAAAAAGAGGCGAGTAAGTTCGCAGAAGCCATGAGAGATAAAGGATATCATATCTTAGAAATAAAAGATGACTACAAAAAAGTATGAAGCTTGGCTTATAGAAGAACTACAATCTCTATTAGATGATCACATTTTTCATAGGGATCGTATTGCTGAAACATATACTGAACGAGCAGACTTGAATAAAGAAATACAATTAATTAAAAATGAAATTATAAGAAGGGAAAAAAGTGAGTGATTATTTTGATAGTTTGTTAAAGGCTACTGGCAATGAATTTGGTTCAAAAGTTTCGGATGGAATCGAAGCAGGCGATGTATCTACATATGTAGATACGGGTAGTTATATTCTTAATGCATTAATTTCAGGAGATATTTATGGAGGAATCCCTTCTAATAAAATTACAGCTTTGGCAGGAGAAACTGCTACAGGAAAGACCTTTTTTGTCTTGGGTATTGTCAAACAGTTTCTTGCAGATAACCCTAGCGGTGGTGTTCTTTATTTTGAGTCTGAATCTGCTCTCACTAAGCAAATGATTATAGATAGGGGAATTGATCCTGAACGGATGATAATTCTCCCTGTCGCCACAATTCAAGAATTTACACATCAAGCATTAAAGGTAGTAGAAAGTCATTCAGAAGGACAAGAAGACCGCCCATTGTTGATGTGTCTAGATTCTCTTGGAATGCTATCTACTACTAAAGAAGTGACAGATATTTCAGATGGTAAAGAAACCAAAGACATGACAAGAGCACAATTAGTCAAAGGTGCTTTCAGAGTATTGACATTGAAACTAGGTAAGGCAGGAATTCCTTTACTAGTTACCAATCATACATACAAACAGATGGGTACAATGTTTCCAACTGATGTAATGGGTGGTGGTAGTGGTCTACAATATGCCGCTTCAACTATTATATTTCTTTCCAAGAGAAAAGAAAAAGAAGGAACTGATGTTGTTGGAAATGTAATTCATTGTAAAAATTTCAAATCTCGATTGACTAAGGAGAACAAAAAAGTTGATGTTCTCTTGCGATATGATCAAGGTTTGAATAGATATTATGGGCTCATTGAGTTAGCAGAGGACGCAGGAATCTTTACTAAAGTATCTACAAGATATGAAATGCCGGATGGTTCTAAGGTGTTTGGTAAGGCAATTTTAAATGATCCCGAAAAATATTTTACACCAGAAATCCTTGATAAGTTAAATGATCATGCCAAGAAAGTTTTTCTTTATGGTGGATTTGATGAAGAAAGTGAGGTAGCGGATGCCAAAGAAGAATAAAGGAGAATTTTTTAAAGAAGGTAATAAATCTGATACAGATTTAAGGACTACATTAAATGATCCATACTTTGAAACAGGAGAAGATCCCTATACAGAATGTTCAAATCCAAATGACCCAAAGGATAAATCATTGTGTATAGTAATTCAAGATGCATCACCTTTTGATGGTGCGGTAATTAGATATACATCATTTAAATTAATAGAACAAGAGTTAACGGGCGATGATATAGCCTGTCAATATGAATATGATATTGAAGTACCACCACATGATCTGGGATATGAAATTACCGAAAAAGATGGTAAGGAATTTGAAAAACGATTAGGGGAATGGATAATAGAAATAATACAAAAACAAATGGACCAACATGCAGCAGCGGATAGAAACAATAATATTAAAGAATCTATTACACAATGAAGAATATTCTAGAAAAGTATTACCATTCTTGAATAAAGATTATTTTTTAGAACATACAGATAAATTATTATATCAGCAAGTAGATCTATTCATCAACAAGTATAATAATTTGCCCACTAAAGAGGCATTAGTTATTGAGTTAGATAATACTCCATTGAAAGATGAGGAATTTGAAAACGTAACAGAATTGTTAACTTATCTGGAAGGACAAAAAGATGAAAAATCAGATATTCAATGGTTATTGGAAACAACAGAAAAATTCTGTCAAGACAAAGCAATATACAATGCCGTTGTTCACTCAATTAAAATATTGGATGAACCCGAAAAATCTAAGGATGACAAGGGTGCTATTCCTGAGTTGCTTACCGATGCTCTTTCTGTTTCTTTTGATCCTCATGTCGGCCATGATTACCTTTTGGACTCTGATGATCGTTATGCATTTTATCATAAAACTGAAAAGAAAATCCCCTTTGATCTTGAGTACTTCAACAAAGTAACAGGAGGCGGTCTATCTTCTAAAACTTTAAATATTGCTCTCGCAGGAACAGGTGTTGGTAAATCCTTGTTTATGTGTCATGTTAGTGCTGGTGCATTATCACAAGGAAATAATGTTTTGTATATTACATTAGAGATGGCAGAAGAACGAATTGCAGAAAGAATAGATGCAAATTTGTTGAATATTAAATTAGATGATTTGGTAAGTTTACCTAAAAAGATGTATCAAAAGAAAATAGAAGACCTTAAGAGTACGGTTAAAGGTAGATTAATTATCAAGGAATATCCTACAGCCGCGGCTAGTACAAATCATTTCAGATCGTTATTGAATGAATTAAATCTCAAGAGAAATTTCAAACCAGATATGATTCTTGTTGATTATATTAATATATGTTCTTCTGCGAGAATTAGACCAGGACAATATGTAAATTCTTACAGTTATATTAAATCTATAGCAGAAGAACTTAGAGGATTAGCAGTAGAATTTGATGTTCCTATTTTGTCAGCTACTCAAACGAATAGGGCAGGTTTTCAAAATACAGATGTGGGTCTTGAAGATACTAGTGAAAGTTTTGGACTTCCAGCAACTGCTGACTTTATGTTTGCTATTATTAGTAATGAAAACTTGGAAGAAGCGGGACAAATATTGGTTAAACAGTTGAAGAATCGTTATGGTGATCCAACAGTCAATAAGAAATTTTTGGTTGGAGTGGATAGAGCAAAAATGAAACTTATTGATTTGGGTGATAAATCTCAATCCGATTTGATAGATACTGGCAAAGTAGAAGAAAAAGATGATACACCTTCTTTTGATAGAGCAACTAAAGGTCGAATGAAAAATAAGAAAGACTTTGGGGAGTTTAAGTTTGAATGATGATAAAGTTGTAAATCTAGAAGAATATAGGAAAGAAAAAAACAAAGGAACTCCTATCTCCACGCTCAAGGCTTTTCTGCCTGATGAGTACTACGTTTTCCCTGAAATGGGGTTAATGATCCATGTCCTATTTGTTACGGACAATAGCATACATTATGATGAAGAAGTCTACATAATGGAAGACCAATACGGCAATTTCTTTGCTGATGTAGTTGATGAAGAAACTTGTGCAGGATGGCACGAACTTCACAAGGATGCATTTATGAGTGCCGTAGAACAAAATAGCCCACCAGATCCACCAGGACCGATAGTTGGGTGACTTAGTATTATAAATATATCAGTAAACTCTATTTAATTTTAGGAAATAAATGCTGACTTTCTACGGATATCTTAAAGAAGAAAAAGCACCAACTAATGTTGGTATCTATCGAGCATTACAGGCGACCGGACAAGTAGGACCACATTCAGCTAACTCAGCTCCAAGAGTTAGTAATCCAAAAACTACCAAAACA